CCCTCAAGGTGCTGGCGAAATACTCCGTGCGAATTCCGAGCGACTGATAGGAGTCTCATTCGAAGACTCTGAGCCTTACGAACGGGATATTCTAGAGAAAAATCTGAAGCCTGAACTTACGGGACTGCAAACGGAGCAGGTAAAACGGGGTCGGGAGGATGCAGGATTCTTCCAGGTTCTGGATGACTTGGATGCGGAGCGTGTCCAGAAGTTGGAGGGGTTAAGAAAGCTATATCGGGGAGACTCGCGTAGGATTAAGGATCAATACTTTAACATTGAGTTGGAGTACTGGGCTAGGCGGAGTCAGGAGGGACGTACTCACGACTTTGGGGATACGGACCCCAATGATCCTGACCCACAAAAGGCGGCGTTGGCTCAGTGGTATCTAGCGATTGAGGGTGCGTTGGTGACCGTGGGGGCACACCCTGAGGCCAAGTTGCTGGATAGTGACAAGCTGGAACGTATACGGAGTCAGGTGCTCAGGCGTAACCCGGAGCATGTCGATTATATTCGTAGGAATACGAATCGCCGCATCATCCCTCGGGATGTGCTTGCGGTACTTCGTGCTCGGGCACCAACCACGTATCGTAGGTATCAGGAATCAGTGTCAGCGAGAGCTAGGCACCGACGGATGCGTGCCTCCCCTCTCCGTTTACAGGAGAGCAGTAGGTGATGGAGGTCCGTTGCCCTGACTGTAACAAGAAGTATGGCGAGTACCTAGAAGGGGTACTTGTCTTCTTTTGCAGAAGGTGTGAGAAAACTGTGGTTCTTGACACAAAGGAAAAATCTGTTATAAAGTAGAAGCAATATAACCTCGTGCGCTAGTCGCCGAGTACGACTGTGCGTTAACATCGCCACCCAATTGCGGGTGGCGTTTTTATTGGGAGGGGTATGACAACCCAGCAGGCAGAAGAGACCCAAGGACAACTCCTTAGCTATGACGATGTTTCCCCTGATGTATCAGGAGAGTTGTCCGATTCCGAGGGAGATGAAGGGGAGGCTCTATCGATACGTGCTCCTGATCGGGAGCAACCACAGCCTACGGAAACACCTCCTCCAAACGCTGGGGAGCCCCCTTCATCTCCTTCGTATGAGTCTGGATCAAGACCCCAACTGGAGGAACAGGTTCGGTATCAGCGTCAGCAGATTGAATATGGTCAACAGCAGATGGCTGCTCTCCAAGCTCAGTACGAGCAGCAGGCGGCGGAACGGGCGTTGCAGGAACGTATAGCGCAATGGGAAGATGCCGGTTTCATGCCTGATCAGGTACAGACTCTCGCTGGTGAGGCAAGGTCCATTGAGGCTGAGAGGGCACGGCTGAAACAGGCTAACGTTGATATGGAGCGTAGGTTTAATGACGCGACACAGGAACAGGAGTCGCGGATTGTGGTTGCCCAGATATTGGCAAGCCAGTACAAGGTGCCCTTCAACGATCTCCTGGGACAGCCAAGTCCCGAGTTGATGGAGATGAAGGCGGACTTGATGGCTACCAAGGCTGAGAATTCCAAACTAAAGCAGGGCACGGTAGCTCCTGGGAAGGTAGATTCCGGGTATGCTCCTTCAGCGGGATCGAGCAACCGTAACCGGCAGATGGATGCATTGATGAACAAGCCTGGGGCTTGGACGGATGCGGATCATGCTACGTATAACAAACTTATGGAGCAGGGACGGTAATAGGAGGAAAGGTTAGATGCCACAGACAGCAACTACTGGACAACTGGAGAATGCCTCTCGGGAGATGATGACTTCTGCCCGGTATACTCATGAGCACAACGCTCCTGTTTATGGTCTGGTTCAACATTACCAACTTAGGAAGGGACACGACACGGGCATCTTCCCGAAGTTCGGCCAGATGACGATGTCGCAGTTGACCGATGGCATTGACATGGTTGACGAGGAAGAGTTGGGTATGACCACGGTCTCGGTGACCACCAACGAGTTTGGTGCGAAAGTCATCCTGACTGACAAGCTCCTCCGTGAGAACGATGCCGTCGTGTGGGCAGTTCCGGGTCGGCAGATGGGTGATGCTTACGTGCGGCTGAGGGAGACTGAGCTAATCGGCCTCTTCACTTCGCTGAACGGTGGCACCAACTTCGGCGCTGCGGCTGCACCTATGAGTGTTGGGAACATCTCCAGCGTGGTTGCGATTGCTAAGACTGACAAGATGGGTTCTGATCTGTCGATCATCCACCATCCAGTCGCGGTGCTGCGACTTGCGCGTGACCTGTCCACGATAGGAAGTGGAGTCACCCGTCCCCTGCCTGAAGGGTACTCGGCACGGTTGATGACTAAGGCCTGGAAGGGCTATATGGTCTGGGATGTGCCGGTGTTTGAGAGCGGGAATATTACCAGGGACGGTTCTGACGACGCCATCGGGGCCATCATGGATAAGATGGCTCTGGGTTTCCTTGAAGAGAAGGCGATGAGCCAGGAGAAGGAGCGTGACGCTTCCCTTCGGGCCTGGGAACTGAATGTGGTAACTGACTTTGCTGCGTTTGAGTTAGATGACACTCTGGGTGCCGGGCTAACCTACGATGCAGTTGATCCTTCTACCTCAGTAACGTAAGGGTTAGGTGAGTAGATGCCGTCAGCGGCGCATATACAGGAAGCAAAGCAGCTTGAGAAGCGGTTGAAGGGTATGGGCATTGCCTCTCGGATCAATGTGAGGGGAGTGCCGAAGGCGCAGTGGTATCGTGGGGATGGTAGCGCGTTGCCTAACGAGTTGCCGGCAGATGCTCACCACAGGGATAAGTACCATGGGCGGGGTTGGAGCATGATACCTCCAACCGAGCCTGTGGCATACGTGCCGATGCGGGTCGTGGGTGGGCTGACTGAAGCGCAGATCACCGCTATAGAGTATGCAAAGGCTAACCCTGGAGATTCTCCTCCAGAGGTACTGGACGATGACACTGTCCGGGAGAATGCGCTTGCTGATTTGAAGGCCCAGATGCGGCTTCTTGAATCGCAAGGGGCAACCTTCGAGAAGTTGTCTGACGATGACAAGGAGAAGGAAGTCCTCAAGCCCCACGCTCACCGATTTGCAAGCAGGGAAATAGGTAGTAAATGTGCCGTGGACTGGTGTCAGGCTGAGAGACAATTTGCTCACCAGCCAAGGACGGCACGAAGAAAGGGCAAGAACAAGGCTAAGGCAAAGAGGGTGTAAACATTGCCGAGCCCTTGAATATCGGCGATGGCAGGACGTTGAGCCTGTGAAAGAAGGAGTTTGATATGTCATTTCCACAGACGCTTATGGGCAAATATGGCTGGGAGAAAGTAACCACTACTACCCAAAAGCAGAAGCTAGGTACTCGTATGCAGATAGGTGACAGAGAATTTGTATATGCAAGTACAGCCGAAGCAATAGTTTCAGGTAACTTGGTAATGGGTGGGGCAGGAACTCCCGGTCACCAGGTTGATTTGGCAGTATCTGCTTCATCGGCAGGAGCTACGACTGTAACTCTTTCAGGTTCTTTAACCATTGCAAAAGACCTATACAAAGATGGCTGGCTTATCTTTAATGACGTAGAAGAAGAAGGCCATATGTATAGAGTTAAAGGTAATACACTAGTATCAGGCGCAACAGGGTGTGTAGTAACAATTGACGAAGAAGATGGACTTGTAGCTGCAATAACAACTTCACAGCAAGTTGGGTTGTATGAAAATCCATACAAAGATACAGAGAAGCATGATGCCGATGATGTAGATCACGCTCCATTAGGTTGGACTTGTGTTGATATTGCATCAGGTTCTTTCGGATGGCTTTGTACATACGGAGTTACAGTAGCCTTAATTGATGGTACTCCACCAGCAGGTGTTCCTTTAATAGCATCTAATGGTGTAGATGGGGCAGTAGAAGTCTATGATGAAGATGGCACAGTTAACCTTTCGCTTGTGGGTTATATGGGACCGATAGCTGGAGTTGCTGGTGAATACGGGTTTATCAAAGCAAACATAGGTTAATGGCTCTTATGACATCAGCCCTAGTGGGAATATGGGACGACCAGACTCGTTACAGGGTCATTGATCGTGAGACGGGTCGCTCTGAGGTAGTGTCTATCATGGGCACTGCGGAGGAGATGAGTGACCCCGTGTTCCTCCAGGAAGTGGAACACAAGGCTCAGGAGAGCGTCGCTAGGGACTGGGGTCTGCCTAAGCCTAAACGCATGACCCCTGCTCAGAGAAAAGACCTGGGAGGCACAATGAGGGAGATCACGGCCTCCCGTGAACACCAGAAGTATAGCCTTCACGGGCGGTACTGGGACAACGTAGGAGGACGAATATGACAACTAGGCTACCATCTGATGGTGAACATTACTTCCTTGGTACACTGGAAGAGAACTCGACCCTCTTCCATGATCAGTCAGCAAATACCTTCATCATTCAGTCGAACCCAACTGGTACGCTGACTGACATCTTTGCTTTCGATGGTAACAGCATCACGCTTACGCCAGTTACAGATGTCTTGGTGCCGCTGAACACTGGGATGGTGATTGGTCACACTGAAGGGATACTTGGTAATGGGATCGGGGAGGCTACAGCTAATGAGTTCCAGGTACTGGGGACATTGGCTAGTGCTTCGTCGATAACTATTGGGCGCTTCTCCAACAATGCCCAAGAGGCGTTCCTAGTATTCATGAAGAGCTACAATAATACTGTAGGAACCAACAC